CCCACCACAGCACGCCGGAGCGGGCCAGCGTCACCCACAGCTGCACGACCTGCTCCATCGTGACCCCGCCAGGGTCACGCAGGTCGGCGTCGAAGTCCCGCGCGCGCACCTCGTCGAGGTTGTCGCCGTCGCGGTGTTCGGGCCGGCCGGTGCGGTCCGGGTTGTGCGACGACGGGTAGCCCTGGTGGGCGGTATCGCCGATCGACCCGTCCGACCTCGTGTCGCGCCCCGGGAATCGCTGGTTGAGCTGATCGCGGGCCTCATCCAGATTCGGTACTACCGTCCACGTCATCGATGTTCACCTCCACTGTTGGCCAGTCGGTCTGGGCAGGGTCGTCCCACGGGTCGGGGATCTGCGCCCCGATGTGCTGCTCCGGGCTCTCGTCCGGGACCGGATGGGGATTGGTGGGCATAGGTGTCTCCCTGGTGTCGGGGTTGGTTACAAAACGGCGATCCACTGCACGGGTACGTCACTCCAGGTACTGGGCGAGGCGCTGCCGTCCCCGCGGTAAACGAACAACGTGAATTGCGTGGCGCTGATGCTGATCGGCCTGGACTCCCAGCGGGCCGCGGCCCCGGATCCGGAGACGATCTGCGTTGACACGTGCGGTGGCGCGGCGAATGGTGCCGCGAATGTGACGACCTGTGTGTGCGAGGTTTGGTCCGTAAACGACACGGCCACCTCGCCGGACTCCCGCTCCCCCAGCCGGGCCGGCGTGAGCTGCATCCCGGATTTCCAGTGCGTCACGGCGTCCTCCTTCTCATAGGGGCACCACGGCCGGCGCCCAGACCTGCACCTCGGTGCCGTCCGGCCACGCCCGCGAGACGCCGTTGACCGACCGCGCCGACAAAGTCACGGTCTGGGTGAGCCCGGTGCCGGTGATCCCGGTCGCGGTCACGCGCTCACCGCCGATGCGTAGATCCAGCGGGAAATCTGCGGGATCCGTCGTCCACGGGCGATTCGCGGCGGTCGAAGTCATCGTCATCGTCATCGCTGACTCGGATACGGCCGCGATGGTGGAGCCGTCCGCCGCGACCCGCTGCGGGCCGTCGACGACGGCGACGTCCCATCGGCCTGCCGGCTCGGTGGCCAGCTCAACCGTCCACCTGCGGCGGCCAGTGATCGTCTCGCGTGCGTGCACGAGGGTCTGGTCGATCGTGTCGGTTGTCGCCGCGTCGGGGGCGTTGACCACCTGCACCCGTGACCCAGGCTGGCAGGCCACCCAGTCTGCGGTCAGCCCGCGCCCGGCGCGGGTGTGCAGCGGCACGGTGAGGCGATACCGGGTGCCCGCCTGCCCGTACATCCATAGCCGCCAGTTGGCGTGATGCTGCAACTGGCCGTCCGACGTCAGATTGAGACGAGGGCTCGACGGAATTTGCCCCCGCTGGGCAATCGATTCCTCGTCGGCGGCGACCGCGCTGGAGCCACCGATGCGCGTGACCGTCCAGTGATTACGCAGCCGCTGATCGTCGGCGGCTGGCCTCAGGTTCCCGCCGAGCTGCCGGTTGGCGGCATCGATGGTCAGAGCGGGCGGGGCGTTGTATCGGGACCAGCGGGGCAGGTATGCCAGCCCGAATCCGGACTCGTAGATGATGCCGAGGTCGACCTGCTCGCACTGCTGGTACAGGTCGAGTGGGGTGCCGTCTGGCTGCACGCCCATCGCGGTCGCGCCCTCATCGGGGACCGTCGGCGTAGACAGGGCGACACCGTCCTCGGCGCACAGTCGGGCCAGCCGCAGGTGGGCCGCCTCGCCCGGGTGGGCGTCTACCCGCGAGTACGTGAGTGGCGACGTCGCGCTGTCCCACACCCGCAGATGCCCCACGACGAAATCGAGCGCGCCAGGCGAGATCACGTGCTGGTCGGGGTTGAGCGCGATGGTGTCGATCCGGGCCAGGGTGCCGGTGACGGTCACCGACCCTATGGTCTGCAAACCGACCATGACGGTCACGTCGATGGACCCGCCGTTCTGGACGGCGGATATCCTGAGATTGAAGGGCCCGACGTACCGTGTCGGCACACTCCAGACGACTGTCGGTGACCCTGACGCGGTGTAGGCCACCAGATAGGTGCCGTAGACGTCGTTGTAGCTATCGACATAGTCCCAGCGCACGAACGGCCCGGTGGGCGTTGTCCATCTCATCAGGACAACCTGTTCGGTCGGGTTGCCCGTCTGCCAGAACGCCTCCAGCGTCCAGGCGACAGGGCTGCTGGTCCCAGCCGGCGCCCGACCGGACAGGGAGCCGCCGTCGGTCAGCAGCGGCAGGGGCTTGGTGCCGTACCGCTGGGTGCCCCCGACGGTGATGTCCACGCCCCCGGCGGCGAATTCCACGCTCCCGTCTGCTCGCATCGGCGCTACGCCGCGGATGCCGGATGCCGCCTGCGTCGCGTCGGCCTCGTCCTCACACGGCCAGTAGGCCAGCAGCCCGTTACCGGCAGCGGCGAGGATTGACCGGTTCATCGGTGACCTGCCCGGCGGGGATCCGCGTCCCAGCCGACCAAGCACACCCACCGACTCGATGCGTGCCACCGCGAGCTTGCCGCTCCGGCCCGGCCAGGTCACCGGCCAGTTCCGCACATGGCCGGAGTGACGGTTACGCCATCCGGCCCCATCCCCCAGGTCCACGTCCACACTGACCGGTGTCCAGGTACGCACATACGGCCAGTAGGGGCTCATCGCGTGCCCGACGGTGAACCGGCCGTCACTGTTGCGGAGCGTCAGCGCGCACGTCGACGACTCGGGCCGGGAAGCGCTGGACTGGCGCCCCCACTCCAGCTCGATCGGATCCGACGCCCGCCAGTAGGCGGTCAGGTCCGTCCAGGACCAGGTGGCGGGGTCGGCGTGCGGATCAGCGCCGAAAGCCGCCCTGATCCGCACGCCGAGCGGGTCACCGTCAGCCCAGCCCATACCGGCTCCTACTGGTCACTGCCGATGACCTCCTGCACATCACCGCCACGTAGGGCCACCTGCTCCCGCAGCACGAGCACCAGGTCCGAGCCGCGAGCGCGCAGCTCCCCGGTGAGCAGCAGTTCAGCGTGCCCCCCTCCCTGGGGGGTGCCCAGGCTCCGCGCACCCCGCGGCAGCGGGATCACCGCCTCGTCTTGGCCGGCCTCACCGGCCACCACGAGGCGTCCGCCTGGCGTGGCGGGGATGATGCCGCCCTTGGCCAGGTACGGGATGTTCGGTGTACCGACACGCCCCCCGCCGACGGTCTGCCCGAAGAACGTCACCGACGGGATCCCGAACGACAGGTTGTTCCATCTCCCGATTACCCAGTTAAGGGCACTACGGAAAGCCGACTTGATCCCGTCGAAAAGGCCGGAGAATGACAGCCGCTTCCGCAGAGCGTTCGCCTTGTTGGCGATCCAGTCGATTTTCGCGTCAACCCACGACGCTGTGCCGGTGGCGGCGGACCGCAGCGTGCTGAACGCGTCGACCCAGGCCGAGATCCACCAGATGACGAGCTGGACACCGTCGATCAGCCGCGACAGGTACACCGTGTAGAGGCTGCTGAGCACGGGAAAGACGTTCGAGACGATCCACTCGGCGACGGTCTTGATTGTGTTGCCGAACGTTCGCAGCTCGTCCTGGTTCTCATCCATCGTCCGCTGGAGATCGCTGAGCTTGTCCATCAGCGTCTCGATGGCCTTCTCCCGGATCTCCAGCAGTACCGGGATGATCTTGTCCCGGATCCAGCCCCAGAGCAGCCGCAACGCGGGGATCACCCGATCGCTGAGGAACTTCTGTGCGCCGGCCATGAACTCACGCACGTCCGGGTGCTGGGCGACCTGCGTGGCCCAGCCGATGATCCGGCCACCCAGCTCAGTTAGTTGCATCGTTGCCCGGCGCTTGAACGCCTCGACCTTGCGACCGGCTGACTGCTCCAGGGCGTCCGCCATTTTCTCGGCGGCGCCACCGACGTTGCCGAGCTGCGTCTCCGCGGCGGACAGGTCCATCCCGAGCAACGCGGCCTGAAGGTCCTCGGCCTTGGTACCGAACAGGGCGACCGCCGCGGCCTCCCTGTCGGTCGGGTCCTTCATAGCGCGGATCTTGTCGAGGACCATGCCAAGCGCGTCACGAGCCTGCGGCCCACCGGTGGCGAAAATCTTGGTCATCTTCGAGGCGTTCAGGCCGATCGCCCCGAAGCCCTCCGCCGACGCCTTAGACCCGTCGGCGGACCGGGCCGCGAACTCCTTCAGCGCGTCGGCGACCGTGTCCATGTCGCGGGCGCCGGCCTCGACGCCCTGCGACATGAGACCCATGGCGTCGACCGCGGACAGGCCGAGCTTGCGGAACTGGGTGCTGTACTCCGAAAAGCTGTCGAGCAGGTCGCCTGCCTGGTCGCCGGTCTGCTGGAAACCACGCGCGATCAGGTCGAGCGCCTCGTCAGCGTCCGCGGCGAGCCCGTTGCGGATCATCTGCCCGGCAGCCCGGGACGCCTGCACCAGATCGAGGTCGAACGCCTCCGCCAGCCCCTGCACCTTGCGGGTGACCGCCTCGATCTCCGCGTTCGTGGCGTCCTCGGACAGCAGGCCCGACGAGGTCACCGACCGGACCGCCTCCATCGCCTCACCGACGGACCCGGCGAACCCGCGCCCGTACAGGCGGCCGGCGACCTTACCCAACTCCTGGGCGTACTCGGCGTTACCGATCTGCGCGGTCAGCTTCGCCTGTGCCTGCGACAGATCCAAGGCGCCGATGATCGCGGTGCCGAGCAGCGCGCCCGCGGCGGCGCCGACGACCAGGACACCGCCCTTGAGGGCCGGGCCGAGCTTGGCGATCACACCTTCACCGGTGTTGCGGCCCACCTCCTGCCCAGACCGGGCGCCCGTCTGCACCATGCGCCGACCGGAGTCCCGCACATCCCCCTCAGCCTGCGACAGGCCCTGTTTCAAGGGTCGCCGATCGGTGGTAAGGATGGTGGCCAACTCACCGAGTCTCAGCGCCATGACCACCTCCAGGTGTCGGATCGAGGACCGCACGAATAGCGTCAGGTCGGTACAATGCGCGGCATCCCACCGCCTTGATGAGATGAGGTCCGATGCAACCCCAGCAGCCGCGAAAGCGGACGAACCCGTTTCTCGTCGTTGCTGTAGTCCTCGGCGGAGTCGTGGCGCTGTGCCTCGGCATCGGGGTGGTCGGGTCGCTGCTCTCCGACGACGAGGCGCCGCCGGTGGCAGCCACCCAGCAGGCCACGCCCCAGACCCCAACCGATCCGAGCAAGCTCGATGAGGCCGGAAACTTCGCGTGCACCGACTTCGCCAAGGGCTACAAAGCGGCCCAAACCAGGCAGGCGCGCGCTGACCTAGCAGACACGGTCAACAAGTGGGCGAGCAGCAGCGAAACCGATCGGATCGCCGACGCTGCGTCCAAGCTGGGGCGCACCGCGGAGAGTAGTACGGACGCCTGGACGCTCGCCGCTGACTCCTTCGCGGTCGCCTGCACCGATGCGGGATGGTCCGCTGACACGGCCGAGTAGTCAGCTGTCAGGCTCGTCTCGGTGCCGCATGGCCCGGGTGATGCGGGTGTCGGCGGCAAGTAACCCGGCCACCCGCACCCGCAGCCACCGCCACGACCGGCGGCGCATCACGTCCGGGTCCTCGACGTCGATCCCGTACACCTCGTGTAGGTCAGCCTCAATCGCAGCCCAGTGGTGGAGAATGTCCGTCCAGGTCACCGACCCCTGCGCCGGCCCCTGCTCCTGCGCCCGGGTGTCGGCAGGGATGTCGTACCACTCCCAGAGGCCGGTGGCTGGGTCGTGTCGGCCTCGGCCGTACGGTTCCCGCCAGTCCCGTTCCGGTTCGCCTGCCTGCGTTGGGCCCGGTTTCCCGGGCCCGAGGCTTCCGGGCGGCCACCCGACATCCAATAGCGCTCCGCCGCGCGTTCGCCGCCGACGATCCAGGCGTACACGGTGCCCGCGCAGTGCTGGATCGCGGTGTGCGGCACCCCGTCGGCCATCATCACGTCGTACGCCGACCCCATGACCCGCTGGGCGAGGGTGAGCCCGGTCTCCAGCTCGGGTAGCCGGTTGAGAGCGTCAACGGCAGCCTGCACCTCGTCGGGACTGCTGGCGTCGTTGATCGCTCCAACCATCTGCGCGACGCCCTCGCACCACAGGCCCAGCTCAGCGGACGGCTGTGGGATGACGTAGTCCCGCAGGACACCGCCCCTCCCGGGCACGTCGCCGAGGGTGAAGGTGGGGTCGTGGTACTGCTGGTAGTCGCCGAGACGGGTGCCCATCAGGCGTAGGTGTAGTCGTCGGCGGCCGTGTCCGTGCTGGCCCCGGCCGTGGTGGTGACCCTGACTTGCACCGTGCTGGCGGCCACCGCCGGTGGGATCGCCACGATGTGGCTGTCGGAGACGACTGTGTAGTCGATGGCGTCGTCGGTGCCGAACTCCACCGCGGTGACGGCGGCGACGCCGTTGGGCATGTAGTGCTGGCCGTAGATGCCTACGACCTGATCGGACCCGGCCGTTGATCCGGAGGTCGGGGCAATGCTGGTGACGGTCGGCGTCAGGCTGCCGGCGGGGTTGGTGATGTCGGTGATCTGGCCCTGCCCCTGCAGCACGATGTCGATGGTTTCGCGGCCCTTACCGCCGCTGGGCGCCCACGACTTGACGTAGACGCGGCCCTCGTGGGAGTTGCCGTCGTCGAGGCCGTCGCGGTGGTACCAGCGGATCCCGAACTCGGCGTTCCCGGCCGCGCTGGTACGCAGCGCCTTGAACTGGCTGCGGAGGAACGCTTGCACAGCATCGATGGCGGTTCCGGCGAGGTTGGTCGACCAGGCGATCTTGGCCTCGATGCGCCAGGCGTAGCCGGTGACCTCCTCCCGCATCGCCCCGGTGTCGTCGTAGACCTCGTCGTCCTCGGTGCGCAGCTCCTCGAGGAGCTTGGCCTCCTCGACGCCCATGAGCTGCTGGTATACGACAGTCGGGTAGGTGGCGGTGTCGATGTCGAGTCGGCTGCTGCGGGCCAGCTCGGTGACCCGGGTTGTCGGGGTGGTCGCCATGACGCGGCCCTGCCTCTCAGTCGGTGCGATTGAGCGTCGGGCGCATCGCCTCGACGTAGTAGTTGCTGGACGACTCCCACCGGCGGTTGGTGTCCTGGCCGAGGGAGGTGTGGTTGCGGCGGGTCACGTCCACGACCTGCACCGCGCCGAGGGTGGTCCGGCCGAGGCTGTCGAGCAGCTCGTACACGGCGTCGCCGAGGTCCTCGACGTCGCGCGGGTCATCGGGTAGGCCTCGGCAGCGCACCTGCACGCCCACTGTGTGGTCGGCCATGCCGGGCAGGTCGTCGCCGAGTGGGTAGGCGGTGAGGGTGATCAGCCGGTCTGGCTGTTGCGGGATGGCGCGGATGACGATGGCCGTCTCGCCGGCCTGGTAGGCGCCGGTTGTGCGCCAGGTTCCGGCCCCGCCGGTGTGGAGTAGCTCGGCGAGGCCGGTCAGCAGTTGGGAGGTCCAGCCGTCACCGAGTGCCATGTCATCCCTTAAGGGGCTTGTGCGTTGCGTGGGCGATGAGGGCGAGCATCACGTCCCGCTCCGTTGTCATCGGCTGCTCCAGGTACTTGGCCTGCCGGCCGTCGTCGTGCCGCAACGTCATGTCCTCGTGCTGCCGGACGGCGTATGGCCTGTCGTAGGACACAGCGACGGTGCCGGAGCCGGGGTCGCTGGATACCTCGCCGGAGCGCTCCAGGTCGCCCTCCTCGTGCGGGACGAGCCCGGAAGACGTCTGGAGCAGGTGCTCCCCGGCGACCAGGAGGCCGTCCATGCCCGCGTCGGACAGTGCGGCGAGCACCCTGTCTCCGTCCCAGGTCAGGCCGTACCCCTCAGCCATGGCTACTCCAGGTTCAGCTCGACGTGCTCGGGCAAGTCCAGGCCGTGCGCGGATAGGTCGGAGCGGGCAAGGACCCGTGAGGTACGGCCGGCCCAGGTGACCCGGGATCCGGGTGGACAGGTAGTGCCCGGTGGGCAGTAGACGGTGGTGGAGCTGACCTGTTCGGTGCCGGCCGCGTCCTGGGTTTGCACCCGCACCAGACGGCGGGACTGGTCCACCACGCACGGCGTGACATCGGCTGGGGCGGCGAGCACGTCACCGTAGGCGCCAGATCCCTCGTACGCCTGCACGCTGACCGTCTCCGGGGTGGGGATGTGAACGGCGACGAAAGCGGCCCAGTTCATGCCGTCACCACGTCTGCGGGCTCTGGCCGGTCAGTCCGGCGGCCTGGAGT